TCGGATTCTTTCTTTTTGTTATCCTTTTTCTTTCCTTCAACGAATAGTTTTCCGTATTCGGTGTAGACATTAACTTCATCCTTTTTAAATCCAGCAAGTGCAATCTCTAACCGAGACTCAGTATTACTTACTTGAATTAGATTGTAAGGTGGATAGTTTGTTATAGTCTCATTGAAAAACTTATCGAAATAAGTATCCATACCGATACTATTTTTTGTGATGCGATCCATTAAATCTCCAAGATCTGCAGCACGATATCTTTGAATGTTAGTCATAGTTCTCCTTTAATAAGCGAGTGTGAATTGTGTCCCCGAAGGCGACACTACTAATTATAACAGAAGACATTAAAATAGGGGGTGGTGAACCCCCCAAAAACACTTCGGTTTCCTCCTTAGTCTAGCAGTGCTCTACAATGGCTGATGCAAGATTTATCCCTTACATCACATTCTGAAATGCATTCAAAGTAGTCATCAACTGAATTGTTGGAAGATGTCTCACGTTCGAGATTCATCCAAGGCCTTAAACTATTGAACGATATGAGATTGTGCATAGATTGTTTTCATTTAAACACATAACTATCTATAATAGTTTTTAAGATAGTAACACTTCTTCATTTAATAATTGTGGTTTCTCTTCCTCTTCTTCCTTTAAATTTGCACCGTCATATTCACTAATTAGTTTTTTACCACTTTTAATAAAGTCCTCAGATTTATCCATCTTAATTACCATTTCCTTCCTCCTCTGGTTTTTTTCTTTTACCTATGTTGTATTTAGTTTCAAGATTCCACTCACCTTTTTCTTTATAAGAAATAACTTTAATTTGATTTAATGGCGCTATGTCATTAACTTTATCAGTCGAGACAACAGAAACTAATCCCCAGTCTAAAAGCAACTGGATAATACGATTTCTTCTTTGTACATCATTGACTGTAATATTAGCTCTCTTACCGTCTAATGCAAATAGTTCCTTGAAATGAACGATGTAGTATCTGCCTTGTTTATGAAGAATGTGGCAAGACTGATATAATTTCTTTTCCTTTCTTGAAGCTACACCAATACGAGTAAGAGTTTCTCTTACTTTAAGAAAATCATCTGGTTCATTTAATGTAATTTCAATCATCTGGTCTGGCGACCAATTAATTTGAGGCTCAACAATTGAGTTCATCTTATTCCTCCAGTATCAAGTCGATCTCGAATAAACGAGAGTTGTTCTCTAGTCAAAATGTTTAAAACCTGTTTTGCCTTTTCACTACTATAACCATAGTGACGTTTCACAAGATCAAGGTCTTCAATTTCTTCTTTACGAAGCCAAGGAGAGTATCTCTTCCTTTTCCTGAGACTATTTAGAAAAAAGTCATATTGTAACTTCTTTGATAGATTTGGATGTTTGTTCATTTCATTAGCAAACATGACCGCATCTATGTGTCCAGATAGACATCTGTTGATAACGTAAGCTGGATACTGTTTCTCTAAATCAGCATCCTCATCAATTAAATTATTCTTATTTGTATTAATTGAATTCAACCATTCTTTAAGTTCTGTCATGATACAATGCAATTCTTTTTTCAATGTAGACTTTTGCTTTTTGCAAGTCGTCTAACTCAGTTTCACGGTCTTTGTGTCCAGCACGACAAAGATATTTAATAACATTACCTGTAAAATAATCAAGTTCTTGATCTGCAATAAAATCCCAAACTTCAATTTTCCCTCTTTGATAATGTGAGGGTGAAAATTTATTCATACTTTTTTCTTTTAATAATAATTCTGTCATTTTCATAATCAGGTATAAATTCAAGAGGATCGTCATGATTCCAACAGAGTTCTCCATACAGAGAGTTCAAAGTGGCCATGTCATCCCAAAGATCGTTTGATTGTTCCATAGTTAATTACTTTCTGATAATAACAACATCTCCTTCATCATCATCGTCTTCATCCTGTGCTTTGAAAACTAAAAGTTCTTCACCAGATTGAACATCAGACATTTCTGGATGCACATTTCTCTTCTCTTGTTGTCGGTTAAAGTCTCTTAAGGTAGAGGTCATCATAGCATACATGTATGCGAAGGTTGCCCCTGCAAGACAAGCAAAACAAAGAAAATATATAAAGACGCTAGTGTCATTCATCGGAATCCATGTTGAAATAATTTTTGTATAGGAACTTGTTTTATCTTATCTATAATATCAGTCTCTATTTTGTCTAGAATGTTTACATCAATATGCATGAATGGTGGAATGATTCCAAGCATTCTTAATAATCCATCAACAAACAATGCCAAAGTAGTGAATCCGAGAATCATGCTAAGAACAGTAGCATCACGATTATGCTTTGCCATTGACTCTTCGTCAATCTCTCTTGCCTGTTTAACTGCTTCTTTTACAGCAGATTCGATCAAAAAATTAACTTCTTCCTTTGTATAGAAGTTTTTATTTTTTGATTCGAGTTTCGTTACAGTTGACACTGGAAACTCTTGTATTAATGTTTTGATCATAAGTTTTTACCTAATGATGTCGATATGCATATCTTTAGTCCAAACCTCTAATTCTTTTCTAAGAGAACCACTGGACTTAAGACTTTCATATCTTTTGGAGGCCTTGTTTTTCCACCATTTGATGAGGTTCTCTTGATAGAATTTATCAAAGTTGATTGGGTTTTTCTCCAGAATGTCAGTATCTCCTCGAATAACTTCTCTAGAATTAGCAAATCCATAGTCACTGAAGTAGACTCTTTTCTTTTCAGTGAGGTTCTTTGCATTTGCAATTGCAGTCTGAAATTCCGCAGCCTTTTGAGAAGACGAGTTCTTTTTGATGATAGAAATCATCTTTTGTTGAGTCTTTAACTTGCGACTCGAAGCGTCCTCTTTGACTAGTAATTTGTCGTTGTTTCTCGCTATAAACCATTTATTTAAACCTTTAAAGACATCATCATGTAGCAAAGGAGTAAAGTCACTCATAGTCAATCCTTTGTATCTCATGTAGGGTTTCAATCCATCATATTGAGATGACGACTTTGTTGTACCATAAAGTGATGTGGTTTCAAACAAACAAATATCTGAACCATATTTACTATTTAACTGTTCTCGAGCTTCATGAGAACAACATAATAGTGCAAGAAGTTTACCACCAAGATAATTAAATCCAAATGGTTGAGTGGGAACAATAATAAATCCCATGATTGAGTGACGATTAAATCTCTTCAACTCAGGTGGTCTACCTAACCAATCATTACGAGGTTTGCAATTGATAGTAGGAGAACCAAAACGAATAAATCCCACAATCTTTTTAGTATTTGTTTCCATGACAATCCACTTGAGTGACTTGCCAGGAATGGAACTTTCGATTGAGTGGGATGTTGTTATCTGTAGTCTCTCATTGAAATATTCATTTGTGAAACCATCAGAATTTCCAGCAGCATAGACTTTAAAGTCCATGTCATTTGGGTGCATGTCAAACGCATCAAACATATCCTCCTCAGGCCCACAGCCAGGAAGATATGTTGGCATCTTTGACATACGATCTAATTTTACATTACGAAGATATTCATCAATACGACCCATATTTGAGAAGTAATCGATGAATTGGTCTGCTGCGTAAGCAGCATCACTTTCACTTAGATTCATCTTATAATAGGCATTTGATATTGAGAGCGTTGTTTATCTGCTGGCATAACTCTTGGTCTATTGACATATGCATCAACAAGAGTATCAAGAGAGTTAGACATTTTACGATATCCAGTTCCAACATATATTTGTCCTGCCATAACTGCGACAGTACAAGCACCCCAAAAAACATAATACATATTTGATTTTATTTGATGTTTTATTTTTGTAAAAGATTTAGTCATCGTGATCATCCCAAGGGTCAGCTAATCCTTTGTTTGCAAAGAAACCTCTGTATATACCATAGGCAGATAAGAGAATAGTAATCACTGCAATTGATATACCAAAGGTATAATCAGGATTAAAGGTAAAGTGTGGTATAAGTGTGTCATTGCACTTTGCAATTTTTTCTGGATCACTCCAAGTGCCAGGCAAAGTATAAACTGGCGGACATGCTAAAAAAATCATAATTTGTTTTCGATCTTATGATAAACTTCTACATAAGATTCACATTTAGGACATGATAAGTTTGTGATTATATCATACTCGGTATCTTCAAAATCGTCAAGGTCATGATCTCCACCCCAGATTAATTCTGTTCCACAATGCCAACAATTCATTTGAACTCACACTCCAACATTATTTCCGTGAGCGCAGCGAGGAGATTAATTTCCTGATCCGCCACAAAGGCAATCTGGTACTGATACCGAGCAATAATGAGAACAGCAGCAGGGATACTAGAGTTTTTGAGGGAACTATAAAGAGCATCGTAGATACGACGCAAAAGTATAGTAGGATCATTGTCCAAGTTATCGACACACCACTTACGGACTGCCGAAAAGTTTTTTTCCTTGAGATTTTTGGTGAGATCATTGATTGAAATGTCTGTAAATGTTGCTAAAATACCAGTGTCTATTTTACCACTAGCAGAGTATCTTTGACACTCATTTAAAACTCTTCTCCAATCAGGGAAGTGTTTATTAATAAGTTCTATAATAACTTTCTTATCATACTCAACTCTTTCTTGATCCAAAATAAAATTAAGTCTCTTGAAAAACTCAGCTGCAATCTCTTGTTTTTCTTTTCCTCTAATAGAAAAATCAACAACAGCACATCTTGAATGTAATGGTTCAATTATTTTATTCTTATAGTTGCAAGTAAATATAAATCTACAATTACCATAGAACTCTTCAATGTTTGCACGAAGTAAAAGTTGAACATCATGAGTTGTATTATCTGCCTCATCAATGATGATGACTTTATGTTTTGCACCACCCATCAAAGAGACAGTTGATGCAAAGTTCTTTGCCTGATTTCTTACAGTGTCCAGAAATCTACCTTCATCACTTCCGTTGATAACATAAAAATCCGCACCAAGTTCATGACACAGAGCTTTTGCAACAGTAGTCTTACCACATCCAGCAGGGCCTGCGAGCAGTAAGTTTGGAACTTCACCTTTCTTTAGGAAGCTTGCAAATGTTTTCTTTGTATTTGCAGGCAAAATACATTCTTCAATTGTCTTTGGTCGATACTTTTCAACCCATAAAAAATCACTCATTTGTTCTCCACTCTTTTCTCATTGTAACATACTTTTCGTCATAGGCAGCCCTGTCTCTCATTTTTTTGAAAACAGTTGCAGAGCGGGACTTTTCACAGTGTAGTGCGGTTGGCGACTGCGGTGATACGGAACCATCGCTAAGGTACTTTTTTCCACTAGGATGATTTGCATACCTACGGGAGCGAGTAAATCCCATCTCAAGAAACTTCCTTGCCATATCCATTCCAATGAAGTCTTGTTGCTCCTTATAGTCACAAAACATGGAGTAGATTTTATCAGCAGATTTGCGAGCAATATCTTCATTTACAAATCTCCAATGACGGCATATATCGTTAGTGTAAGGCCGTACCAATAACACTCCTTGTTCGCCCCTTCCAATGCGATAAAGTTTGCGATTTTCTGCAACTGTAAAATCAATTGTTTTGTAATCGAGTCCATAATCAAATTCTTTCATTTGTAAATTGATAAATCACATTTAACTAAAATTTCACCCTCACCTTCTCTTGATATTGGAGGGCCTACTTTTTCTTGCAACTCTTTTAACTGTTTAGCACCTTCTCCCTGATCATAAGGAATCGGTGCGTTATGCAAACAAACTCTAATGATTTGCATTTCTTCTGGTGTAAAAAAGATTTCTTTTTGCATTACAACCACTTAGGTTTGCGATCAGGTATGCGTAAATAATTAGTTGCAGCCCATGGCTTTGATGCAATATATCTTTTGTATGCAACGAATGTGTCTATACTATCATCAAACTTCCACTCTTCAGGCATGGCACGAGGAAACTGTGTTGCCTTATGATAACAATCATTTGGAAGTTGTCCAGTTTCTTCATAGAATATTGACTCCGCTTCTAACAATGGTTCTTCACATGTATGTGTTTTACCATATCTTTCTGTATATTCATTAGACAATCCAAATCCATGTGCAATAAGCCATGCAGTGTTGTATATGTTTTCTGCTGCCCAGGCGGTGCAGGGATGACCTCTGAAGGCGCCTTTATCAGTTTTGTAGGGTGTACCATCCCTTTTGGTTAATTGACCCCAATCAAAGTACCATTTAGAATATACCATTGATAACATTTGACATGTCTCAAGGGGCATTTTGACAATGTGTTTGTCAGGTAATACTCTTGCCGATTCATAAGGGCAAGGTTCAGTCACGAATACGTTCATAATTAATAATTATAGGTGCAGGGTCATTCCAATGGCGTATGTTGCCTGCAATAATGAAACAATTAGTAATAACTAACTGTATAAAAATAAAGGTTCTGATAATACATATTATATCATCATACTGCTTTGTGGTTTCATCTTGGAAAGAACCTAAAGCATACTTCCAAATTTTCCAAAATGTCTTCATATACCTAACAACTTTCTCTGTCGTTCAAAGTATCCATGAAGAATCCATGAACTGCTGTTCATCTTTTCGGTTCCACCAACAGCCCACTCAAACTTTACTCTATCATTATTTCCAAACTTATCAAGCTCTGGTGTGTTACCTTTTGCACGATCTCCACCATTACAAAAGACAACTGTTTGAGATATCTCTAGACACTTCTCAATTGCACCACAAGCGGAATCATCAACGTCATCCCAAGATACAACAGCGTCAACCATATTAAGATGACGAATGATGTCTGCTCTTTCTGTCCAAGATTGAAAATATTGACCTTTCTTACGAGTCAACCAAGGGTCTCCATTGAGACCAACTACAAGATAATTTGATAAATCCTTTGCTCTTTCAAAGTATCGAATATGACCACTATGTATTGGGTCAAACCCACCAGTGACAAGACTTACTTTTTCAAAAAACATTATTCAAATGTTGAATCAGGTTCAAGTGCGATGTAATATTTTACATCGATATCTGTATTAGAGAAAGAAGATAGAAGTTTAGATGAAACGACTACGTTATATGAGCCAGGCAAAATCTTGATATTCTCAACCTTAAAGTTGAATACAAAAGTATTAACAGTTTCACCAACTCTAACTGAGAAATGGTTTGAAGTATCATTCTTCTTATCACGAACAACGATATCAATATTTCCATCTTTACCAATTACTGATAGGTCAGGAACTTGATAAACTGCTGCAGCTTTAAGAAGTTTATCTAACTGTTGAGTATTCAACTGGAAGCAAACATCTTCAGTAGGAAGTGTAATCTCTTTCTCTGGTGGACTTATGATTACATTTGGATCTGCAAAGAAATATTTTGACCTTGCTCTATCTTCACTAATAACAGTGTATCCCTCATTCTTAAAATCTAACTCAGGTTTTTGGTGCAAACTTAATGCATTCAAGAATTGGTTCAAATCATAAACACCAAAATCTTTTGGTATGTCTTCTTCGATTGTTGCCTCTGCAAGAATATTCTTCATTACAGATATTGTTCTCAAAGAATTACCTTGTTTGAATAATATAGACTGATTAATTGTAGAAAAGTTTTTCAACAACATCAGGGTTTTGTCAGATAATCTCATTTTTGGTCTAAGTTTCATTTCACTAATTTTATGAATCACTGGATAGGTCTCATCCAGAGTACCTTCCAGTGTTTCAGCTGCTAAACTATAAGCGTTTATCATAAAGGGAGTTTTACTCCCCTTATTATATCAGGACTGTTGTATCTCGTCAACTGGTGTTGAAAATTCAACATCAGCATCTACTTTATCATACAACTCCATGAATGCCTGTTTAGTCTCATCATCAAAACGATTTACACAAACTTCAATAGACTTTGCTTTGTTCTTGAAGATTGCATATGCACGGATGATGTGAACAAGTCTACGAGTTGAGATAATCTCCTCGATACCACCATCATAGAATGTTTTACGGATAATGTCACCCCAATCAACAAGTCTTTGACAAAACTCATCATCTTTGATGTTAAGAGTTGAAGCAAGACCTTGAAGAATCTTGAACTCAGTCTTCACACTTGGGTATGCCTGTTCAAATGTAACAGGGAATCTTTCGA